TGAAAGACCGACAGACGAACATCTTAAAGCAATCATTGAAGAGGTAGAAAAGAGATATGAGAAAGCAGAAATTCACGATTCCCAGGCGACTTGACGGCATGAATGAGATAATCGCCGCCAATAGAAAGAGTCCTTACATAGGGGCTAAGGAGAAGCGAAAACAGCAAAACATCTGCATACGCGGAATACGAGCGTCAAAGATTCGCCCTGTGCTTAATTATCCGGTATTTATCTGCATTAAGTGGATCGAGAGGAATGGACTGCGAGATCCCGACAATATAGCAGGAGCAAAAAAATTTATCCTTGACGCTTTACAAGAAACAAAGATTTTAAAGAATGACGGACAGCGCGAAATAAAGTTTCTAAGTGATGCTTTCGCAATAGATAAAAAATTTCCAAGAATCGAGGTTTCAATAATTGAAAATGGATGATTTCGAAAAGGAATTTTCAGAGGAACTAAAGGGGCTTGATTTCCTGCAAAAGAAGAAAATCGAATACGAGTTCACAAGATATAAGCACGGACTCGGAAGACGGTTAAAGCTGACAGAGAATGAAATACTGACACTGAACTATATCAAGGAAAAGGCAAGGAAACGCTAGGGGGCATTTATGGCAGTAACAACGATAGAAAAAGAATCTTATATGCTTTATAGGAAATGGAATCCTCTATTTGAAAATTTGCCAAAAGAGCAACTCGGCGAATTATTCTACGCGATTTGCTGTTATCAGAGCGGAAAAGAATACACGATAGAGAATCCGTTAATTAAGGGCGTGTTTGGAATGGTCTTAATGCAGTTTCAAGAGGATGAAGCAAACTACAAGCAAAAATCAAGGAAACGCTAGGGGGGATAAATGGAAAAGGATAAAAACAGCTTTTTATTTATGGATTCGTGGGCGGCTTTATTCGAATCTATGCCAAGGCGAGATGCTGGAGACCTTATAAAAGCCGTTTGCGCATATGTAAGAGGGAATGAAGTTAAGATTGAGAATCCACTTATTTTAGCTATGTTCAACTACATAAAGGAACAAATTGAAGAAAACACGATAATAGAGGAAGAATAACTATGAACGAGATATTGGACGAAAAGAAAAGCTGGTTGTTCTATAAAACGTGGAACAATATGTTTCTCAAGCTTCCAAATGCAGAAGCTGGCGAACTTGTTAAAGCCATGTGTGCGCTTGAGGAAGGGGAAGAATACACCATTAAAAACCCAATACTTGAAGCTGTATTTTACACAATAAAAGAGCATATGCTTGCCAATACAGAACGCTTTTACAAGGAAAAGGAAAGACGGCAAAACGCAAGTAAAAAGGGCGTAGAAGCAAGGGCAGAAAAGAAAAAACAAAGTGATAACGAATCGTTAACCAATGGTCAACCAATCGTCAACGAATCGTTAACTAATCGTTTACCAAACGTAACCTATAAGGATAAAGATAAGGATAAGGATAAGGATAAGGATAAGGTAGAGGATGAGGATGAGGTAGAGGAAGAGGAAAAAGATAAAAAGACAAAGACAGTATCGCATTCTTCACTGCGTTCAGAATGCTCTGTCCCCGAAACGGGTTTCGGCGACTCGGAAAACGGACAGCCGGACGAAAAAATCCCCGTTGAGCGGGAGCAGACGAACTACAAAGCGGTTGTTGACAGCTATAACAGCCTTTGTAAGTCGTTCCCGAAAGTGACAAAGCTGTCCGAAAGACGGCGAAAGGCTATAAGGGCACGCTTGAAAGAATATTCCCTTGCGGAGATTGAAAAGGCATTCGCCCTTGCGGAAGAATCGGAGTTCTTGAAGGGGGCGAACAATCGAAACTGGATGGCGAGTTTTGACTGGATCATCAGCGATTCCAACTTGCCAAAGGTGCTAGAAGGGAAATACGCAAATCGGGCAAGCCCTAACGGCAAGAGTCAATCCATGTGGGGAGAGGATGACTATATTGCCAAGCTTGCACGGGGAGAGGTTAGCCTTGCGGATGAAGACTGGTTCGGGAGTATCAAGAAATCGGACATCATCGACGAGAAAGGAGACACGGCATGACGGATTACGAGATTGGGCGTTTGGTCTATGCCATCCGTGGGACATACCCGAAATACTACGCCAACATGAGGGCAGAGGATTTAAAGGGTCTGTCTATGGCGTGGGCGTTAGTGCTAGGGGAGTACGACTTTGCCGTAGCGTCAAGAGCTGTACAGCTTTACTTGACGAACGACACAACGGGATTTCCGCCAAGCCCCGGGCAGATAGTTGACGCGATCCACAAGATTACAAACCCCCGAATAGCCGAAATGACGGCTACGGAAGCATGGTCGCTTGTAAGAAAGGCAATCCGAAACGGCTACTACGGAGCGGAAGAGGAGTTCGAGAAGCTTCCTGCAGCGTGCCAAAGGGCGATAGGCAGTCCGTCAAACCTGCGGGAACTTGCACAGCTTGACATAGACCAAGTGGAGACTGTGGAGCAGTCGCACTTTATCAAGGCATACAACACGCAAGTAGTACGAGAGCGGGAAACCGCCAAAATGCCAAGCGATATACGGGCACTGGTTGAAAAAGTCGTAAGCGAAAAAAGACAGCTTGCAAATCCGAAAACTGGCGAGGTGAAGAAAATCACGGCTAACGGAACAGCTTAGATATAGCCTGAAACGCACTACGATTCGATTCTAGGCATGGTTAAGGTGTTAGACGAGTATTTTATCACTCGAAGAAAAATCGGGGCTTAAATCGACGATTTGAGAGGGGGCGAATGGAAAGCATAATTCCGGGAACAGAAAAAGGCGTTTGCTATATCTGCGAAAAGCGAGGGCATACGGACCTGCACCATTGCCTTCACGGCATACGGAGAAAGGATGCCGACAGGCTAGGACTTACGGTATGGCTTTGCAGAGAGTGCCATAGTGCACTACATGACAAAGGGCGATACGATAGGGAGTTAGAGCAGATAGCACAAGAGGAATACGAGAAACACCACAGTCATAGCGACTGGATGAAGGTATTTCAAAAAAATTATTTATAGCAAGAAAGGGGATAGGGTTGGCGCCGTAATATCATGATTCCCCAAACGAGAAAATGGAAAACGAACAAATAACGAACATTGAAAACAGACCAAGAAAGAAACTGAAAATTGAACTTTTCAACGACAGCTTCCAGAATTTCAAGCGGTATCAGATACCGAAAGCACAGCTTGTCATTGCGGATATTCCGTACAACATCGGAACGGATTTCTACGGTTCAAATCCCGTATGGTACAAGGGCGGAGACAACAAAAACGGGGAGTCTGACAAGGCAAAGAAAGCGGGATTTTACAGCGACTTTAATTTCAATATCGCCGAATATTTCCACTTCTGCAATCGGCTTTTGAAGAAGGATAACGACAATGAGAAAGTGCCTAGAGGACGCTCTAGCAATAATCCTTGCATGATTGTGTTCTGCTCATTTGAACAGCTACAAACGGTCATAAAATACGCTAAGCAATATGGGTTTGTGAACTACATCCCGATAAGCTTTATCAAGAATTACAGCCCGCAGGTCTTAAAAGCGAATATGCGTGTAGTTGGCGCAACGGAATACGCCTTAATTCTGTACAGGTCTAAGCTACCGAAGTTTAGAAATGTAGGAGCAGACGGGAAGAATCACATGGTTTTTAACTGGTTTCAGTGGGAGAGAGACAAGAAGGATGTTCCGAAGATTCATCCGGCACAGAAACCCGTAAATGTAATTAAAAAGCTTGTTGAGACATTCACGGATGAAGGGGACATCGTGATAGACCCGTGTGCGGGGAGCGGTACAACTTTGAGAGCCTGCAAGGAGCTGAATCGGAGTTGCTACGGATTCGAGATTCATCGCCCGTTTTATGAGAGGGCAGTAAAGGAAATGCTAGCGGATAAAAACGAGCAATTAAACTTAGAACTGTAAAAAAGAGAGGTAGGAGAATGAATCAAGTTTGTTTAATGGGGAGACTAACAGCAGACCCCGAAATCAGATACACACAGGGGGAGAATTCAACTTGCATAGCAAGATACACGCTTGCAGTAGACAGACCAAGGAGAGAAGACGGACAGGCCAACACCGACTTTATCCGTTGCGTGGCGTTCGGAAGGACCGGAGAATTTGCGGAAAAGTATCTCCACAAGGGCGAGAAAATCGCATTAACCGGGAGGATCCAAACGGGTAGTTATGACAACAAGGACGGGAAGAAGGTATACACCGCTGATATAGTCGTAAATTCGCATTACTTCTGTGAATCCGCAGGAAATGCACCTGCAAGAGCGACCACCACAGACGAGGACGGCTTTATGAGCATTCCCGATGGAGTGGGAGACGAAGGATTGCCGTTTAACTAGGAGGGCTTATGGATAACTTTGTGACTGAAATTATCCCATACGGACACGAAAACGCAATTACCCGGGCGGAGTTAGCTACCCGCCTAAGGGAAAGCGACAGGGTGATACGAGACGGGATTAACAAATCCGATGAATTAATCATCAACCTGCAGGACGGGAAAGGGTACTTTAAGCCTTTACCGGAAGAGGGGCATTTAGTGAAAGCGTGGATCAAGCTGTTCGAGTCGAGAGTCAAGGACGAGAGCAGAAGATTAAGCCTTGCGAGAGGGTGGCAAAAAGAAGCAATTTGATAAAAAAGAAAGGGGGTGGGTTGGCGCCGCAATACTATAGTTCCCCTTTTGAGACATGAAAAAATTAACAGTAAATGAATTATTTGCAGGTATCGGAGCATTCCGAAAGGCATTAATCAATCAAAATATCCCACATGAAATTGTTGGGATAAGCGAGATAGACAAGTATGCGATTAAGTCATACGAAGCGATGTACGGAGAAACAAGGAACTACGGGGATATAAGCAAGATAGAACGACTGGACTATGCAGATCTATGGACTTATGGCTTTCCTTGTCAAGATATATCCTTGGCGGGGGACATGAAAGGCATAGTCAGGGGAGAAACGAGGAGCGGACTACTTCACGAGGTAGAAAGGCTTTTAGAAGTGGCAAAAGAAGAAAATACCTTGCCGGAATTCTTGATTATGGAGAATGTGAAAAACCTTGTATCAAAAAAATTTATCGGTGACTTTCAAAGATGGATAGATAAGTTATCAGACCTTGGCTATACGACTAAATGGAAAACGCTTATAGCTTCCGATTATGGGATTCCGCAGAGAAGAGAAAGAGTATTTGCAGTGTCTGTAAGAAAGGACAAGGGGGTGTATAGCTTTCCGAATCCTATACCTCTCGAAAAGAAATTCAGAGATTTTTTAGAGACAGAGGTTGAAGAAAAGTATTTCTTGCGAAAAGAAACATTCGAGTATCTTAAAAACCATTCGGAAGAGTGTAGGGTAAAAGGGCTTGGCTATAGATTTAATCCGGTCGTTAGAGATGAGTGCGAGATAGCAAATACAATCACTACTGAGATTGGCAAATTAAGGCTAGGAGATAATTTTATTCAAGAGAAAAACTGCAAGCAAGTAGGTAAGCTTGTGGGGAGCAAGTGGGATAACAGGGAAAATATAAGCCGCGTATATGACTCTAATTCTCTTTACCCCACAATTACCGCCGGGGGTGGTGGACATCATGAGGTGAAAATAGTTGTGCCGGAAGCCACAAAGAAAGGCTATGCCATAGCAGAAAAGGGCGATTCCATAGATATATCCTATATCAATCAAAACAAGCGCAGGGCATGGGTTGACAAAGAACGGGCACACACGATAACCACTTCCCCACAGATTGGAACGCTGACAGAGCACGGAGTACGGAAATTGACGCCTAGAGAGTGCTGGCGACTCATGGGATTCACGGATAGCGATTTCGACAAAGCGCAGGAGGTATGCAGCGATACACAGCTTTATAAGCAGGCAGGAAATAGCATAGTGGTGCAAGTGCTAGAAGGTATTTTGAAAAACCTAGTTGAAATGGAAGAGGTGTAAGAATGAAAAAATATGACGAGTATCAGAACTATTTAAACCAAATGACGAATTCAGTTGATAAGAAATTTCGGAGAATAATTCTTATAGATTGCCTTGGCGATTATGTGGATGAATTACTAGAGCGAAAGAACATCCTCGAACCCGGCAGCGAAGAATACAGGAAGCTTGAAAAGCGGAGGGCTGAGATTATCAAACTGATTGAAATTGTTAGCGAGGAAAGAAGACTTGCATATATCCACAAGAATCTTCAGAAAGAGGTGGCAGAATGAAAAAAATAATACAGTATGTGTGCGAGGTGTGCGGAAGACAATTTAAAACGGCAGAAAAAGCGCAAGCGTGTGAAATAGGCCACAAGAAAAATCTTAGAATTACGACGAGAGAATATAGCGAAAACGATGAATACGGATTTCCAGAATTCATTGTAGTTGCGTGTGAAGAACCCTCTCTTTTGGCTTGGTATCAATACAGCAGACTAACAGACGAAAGCTTTTTGGGAGATAATCATGAATGAGAATATAAAAGCCCTTATTCAGCTGATGGACGAGCATCCGAATTTGCCAGTAGTCCCGATGGTTGGCCAAGATATAGTTGCTGACTGTACAGGCGAATGGGTGGCAAATTTTGGTAAAGCGGAAATAAAGAAGATGTGCATATACGGGGAAAATGTGATTTTTCGAGAGGAGAAAAATGCCATTAAAACCGTAGAAGCACTAGAGCTTGAAGGACTGACCGAAGGACGGACGAGAGAGGAAAGCATAGAAAGGCTAAACGGGTATCTTGATGAACTAGACTGGTTGGAAGCAATCATAGTACACATAGAAACCCCGATAGTAAATATTCCGGATAATACGGAAAAGATTTATGAATTATTGGAGGGATAAATGACAAGACTACCAAACTTAGAATTACTGATGCACAAAGGTATCGGGCACTTAGGGCTAGATAAGGAATTTATGGAGAAGGTTATAAAAGCAAAATCAGATGGTATTAGAACCTTCAATTTTCAAATTGAAACCTTCCCACAAATTTGGGGGAACACCTGTACAGGGTTTGACATTACAGAGGACGGAAAGGCTACTATTGGCGGTTGCGCCATGACCACGGAATACACAACTGTAGTACATGAAGAAAACACGGAATCATATTTGATTTTCTTTGGTGATAGACCTTGCTATGCAGTTCACAATCCCACAAAAGAATTTTACGAGGATTTGAAAGATAGAAACTTAGCAAGCCTATCAAAATCAAAAGAGAGGTATTAAATGGTTGAAATAACAGAAAAAGACTTACAGGATGTACCACTAGATAATGTGAATCATCCTTCCCACTATGAAACAGGGAAAATTGAGTGCATTGATGTAATGCTAGAGACACAGGGAGAAGAATCAGTAAAGGCGTTCTGTATCTGTAACGCAATGAAATACCTGTATCGGCACAAGAAGAAAAATGGTGTCGAGGATGTACAGAAGGCAAACTGGTACTTGAATAAGTATTTAGAACTGGAAGAGAGGGGATAAATGCAAAAAGTTGATTTAAGACTTCTGAGTAGACAAACAATGGCAAGGGCTAACGGCGTTGCATATTATGCGGAAAAAGCACGAAATGCGAAAAATGAAGCGGAAAGAGTCATGAATTTAAGACATGTAATTGAAGGTATCGAAGCGTTGATAAAAACTAAGGCGATCTTAGAAGAGGGGATAAAACATGACAATTAACGAATATCAGAAAGAAGCACTTAGAACGGCAAGCGGGATGAGCCACAAAGATACGCTTGATAAGATCATGAACGGGGTGCTAGGACTCACAGGAGAAAGCGGAGAAGTCGCCGACATGCTGAAGAAGCATTGCTACCAAGGACACGGGCTAGATACAGAGCACATCGCAAAAGAGCTAGGGGACATTGCATGGTACATTGCTTTCACGGCTGACGCTCTAGGCTACGACTTAGAAACAATACTGCAAATGAATGTAGACAAACTGAAAGCACGCTATCCGCATGGTTTTACGTGTGAAGACAGCTTACGCAGGAAGGAAGGCGATGTATAGCCATGAAGCCGTTAAATTTCGGGCAGTATCAAGCTATGAAGCGTTTTACCTTTAATCAGATGAACGCTTGGGCGGTATCGGTATATAAAAGCGGATTTGAAGACGGGCAAGAGGACGGATTTCTGACATCCATAAAGGGGATTAGCGACAAGACGGCGGGGAAAATCATCTCCGCCATGATAGAAAAAGGCGGGGGGACATGGGAGGTATAATTGCGACAGTAACATACTGCTTTATAAAAAACATATGTTCTCGTTCCAACTTGCCTTAGAATCCGCAAAACCTTAAAATATAAGCGGTACTAAAGGAACGTGATAGAGGTGGAGCGGATGGACTGGGGAAATGAAAAAACACAAGTGAAATGCCCTTTTTATATATCCCATACTTATC